GCAACAAGCGAATAATGCGCCTTTGCTAATATAAAAATTGCGGCAATCTCCATGGAACCATTCAAAGAAGGCATGGCCAATTTCGTGGCCACAATCACGGCTGGCATGCTTCTTTCCACTGGAGCTATGCTTATTACTGTTGGAAATCAACAAGCAAGAGTGGCAGTACAAATTGAAAGTGTCACTGAAAAACTTAGCGCTCTAACAGACAAAATGAGCGATATTGAAACACGAGTGCGCAGCCTTGAAATTAAACGCTAGGCTTTAAGAAACTCTCTTAGAGGACTAGCCATGTCTGGTGCAGAATGGTTCGTTGTTGGTGGCATCATCATTGCTGCTGCCGACCAAATTCTTGATCGTTCACCCTGGAAAAGCAATAACGTGCTGCAACTGCTTCTCGAAGGTTTGAAAACTGTTTTTCGCGTGAAGGACTGAAGCCATGACGGCTTCCAATAGGGGATTCTGGGATACCTGCTATACCATTGCTCGTAGGCATGGTGCGCGTTTCCCAGAATTAGTGGCAGCACAATGTTGCCTAGAAAGTGGTTTTGGGAAGCACTTTTCTGGCACCTGGAATGCGCTTGGTTTAAAAGGCGATGGTACTAGGACCACCACGCAAGAGTGGTACGACGGTCAATGGGTGACAATCAAAGCAGGCTTTCTTGACTTCCCAAGTCTTTCTGCTTGCATTGAATATCTTATCACGCGATGGTATAAGGACTATCGTCAATTCAAGGGCGTTAATAATGCCCCTAATCGTTATGCAGCGGCGCGCATGCTGAAAGAGCAAAGCTATGCCACTGATCCAGAATATCCTGCAAAGCTTTCAAAGCTTATGAAGGAATATGCCCCAGAGACAACGCAATTTACCATGATTGGCCCTAAAAAACGTCCTCAAGACTTTGGCTTTAAAGCTGGCGATTCGCATTTAATTGTGAACGATGCAGTAGAAACCATGAAAGCTTTTTCCTATGAAGGAAAGCTGTTGTGGGAAATTCCTTGTCTCGCTCGTGGACAGTATAGTGATTTTGAATGGCGCATCCAAAACAGTGATTGTCCTCCTGGTTTGTATAAAGTTGGCGCTATTTATCGAGACTATGACAGAGTGGGTGACAAGCCTGCCTATGATCGCACGCTTATGGCTTATGGTTGGTACAGTTTTGACATGATTGATTTAGAGGGGCAGGAGAGAGATAATGGAAGGGCTGGTATCATGTTGCACGGCGGATCTAGTGCGCTCGGGTGGCCGGGCGCATGGGCTCCAAATCAAAAACTAATGCCAACGATGGGTTGTTGTCGTGCTCGCAATATTGATTTGCGCGACAAAATTTTACCATTAACAGAGAAGGGAGCTGTTTTTATTAGCGTTTTTCAAGAAGGTTAAATATGCTTCCAGCGTTCTCGCCTAATAATTTTCCCTATAGTCTGTTTGAAACAGCCCCACCAGCAGGTGCCAGTGAGGCTGTAAAGGCGCTAGGAGGAGAGTTGCGAATTACGTACCAGCTTCCCAGCTCAGAAGCGCCCTGAGGCGCTTCCATTTAGCAAGCTCCTTCTCGTGATAACCTTCCCACTCGCTAATAGCTTCGCTTAGCCCCTTGATGGCAACAGCCGGATCATCGTCCGTGAGCAGCTCTTGAAGAGCCTCAGAGATGTGATCCACTTGTTGCTTGTACCATTGGTCCTTAAAGGCATCCATGGAAGGAAAGACAAGAGCCCTTAGCTTAGCTGATCAAACCACTTCCACCCAGCCAATCATGCCTAAAGCTTTAGCGTTCACGTCAGTGTCCACGGTAAGAATCAACGTGTCGCTTTCGCCAGAAGCATTTTGCCCCAGTGCCAAGCGAATGGCTTCTGCCACTGCATAGTTATTAGCACTGCCCTGACTGACAAAACCAGAATCAATCACAGTGCCCCCCGTAGCAGTGCCGCTTGTCGTCACTTCTACATTGCCCCTACCATTGTTGGCAGCAGTCCACGTTACGCCAGAAAGCGTAGGGTTTAACCGTAGTCGCCACAACACTACGTCACTAGAAGCAGTGGTTGTAGAAATCCTCACGGGAAGAATGACATTACCAGTGCGACCACTGGCCATACGAATGCCAGCAGTAATGCGTTCTCCAGAAGTGTTGGGTACTGTTGAAAGACTATGCGACACTGAATAAATGGCACCATCTGGCTCGTAGCCGCCTTCGCTCAACAAGCTACAACAAACATGCTTCATTGTCGCTGAAGACGTTTGAGCACTGGCGTTATGAATGCGATAGGACAATGGCAGGATAGCTGTTGTCATATAGACGCTATCCAATGCATTGAAATGTTCAAACTCATGGCAATAAACTATTTCTCCGTCAATAACAAAGCCACACCTAACACGTCCCACTCCTAACCATTCCAAATCGGCAGTAAAGATTTGCGCCTTGGCAAAATCAAGAGAAGAAAGCGTGTCGATGTTCCAATTGCTTTGATTTACCACGTCTTCATTGATGGTGCCAGAAGCATAGCTTCTCACTACAAACTGCAAGGTAGTACCACTAGCGCGTAGCATAACGCCATTTTGATCATTAAAAATCCCCACTTCTTGAATGAGACCAGATGCAAGTGGAGCGCCAACAAGGCTTTGCAAAAGCATCATGCTTTTGCCTGCTTGATACGGAAAATTTTGCTTAGTCCGACGAAGAACAGTGTCTCCCGATGCAGTGGTGGTGCTCATTGCTACGCTGCTTTGATGCGTTAAAAACGTAGAAGTGCCACTGCCAGCAATGCTGTCAAACCATTGATCAGGACGCTTGTCGTAGCGCATTGTGCTATCAAAAAGCGTATAGGGAGCACTCGTGCGCTGTCTGCCGAAGGCATCTACGCTGCCACTATCGGGGCCTTTTTGTAAAATCTTTCCTCGATAATCTGCCTCAATATGAGTTTCAAACTGTTCACCGCCTCTAATTACTTGTCCCATGAGAATAATGTCTTTCTTTTATTGTACGCGCAAAAAGAAAGGGCCTTTCGGCCCTTTGCTTATTTACCTTGCCCAATTTTTAGCTTGCGTCCGTGGCTGGCTTTGCTATTTTTGCCATTACCCTGCCTCGTGCGTTTGCTTTTGTTTGGGACAAGCTGCTTTTGTCCGCTAATGCCTACTTTGCTTCGGGCTGCCATGGAGAAAAGACGAAAACAGAAGTTTAGCCAGCCCAGGGCAGACCAGTGCCCTTAGTGGGAGCAGCTTGCTCATCAATTTGAGCTTGGAGAGCAGCTTCAATTTCAGCCACTTTCTCTTCGCCAAATTTGTCGAGCAGCCAGCCCACTACAATTTCTTCCGTGAGATCAGCAAAGGGAATGGTTTCGTCTTCTTCTGGCGCTTCGAGACCAAGAGAACCATACGCCGAGGCACGATAAGTGCCATCGAAGGCTTCAATCGTATAATGCAAAGTGTATACAATGCCGTTGGAAAGCTGGCGCTCAAGCTGAGCAATCTTCCATTCGCAAGTAGTAGCCATAATCAATCAGGATGGTCTTAGTTAGTTTAAACAATGAAAAAAGAAAAGAACGGCGAGAGCACGCTAAGCAGAGTATTGAAGGTGACTACTCGCTCAGCAGACAGACAATCTGAGCTGGCGGATTGTCATACAGCTTTTGGCAGCCTTGCCATTTTTGAGGCAGCCACCAGATACTAAAAACAGTAAAAATAATCAGTACTAATGCTATTGCTCCGAGTGTTGTGTAGTCGTCGATCGATTTCATGCTAATTAGTGGGAATGACTACTGGTCAGTGGCGAGCAAATTCGCCGTGGAGTTCTTCGCGCAGCACTCGAACAGCAGCGGCGCACTCGTCTTTGTCTTTGAAATCTCCAGCGTGATACAGCTTGCCAAGATGCCAAACCTGACCGGACCAGTGGTTTTTGGTGCTGATCCAGCTCACGCCTTTGATGCCTGAGGTGCTGTCCTTTCGCAGCTTGGTGTTGCGCTGGTTTTGCGACACAGTGATTGGACGCAAATTTTCAATGCGGTTGTTGAGCTGATCGCCATCAATGTGATCCAGCATTGGCACGGGTTCTTTGCCGTGTATGATCCAGATCAAACGATGAGCCATGCGCTGCTTGCCGTTAATAACAATCAGCACATAGCCGCGATTACCAACGCAGCCAGCCTCATCACTGGCTCGTGCTTTGCCACGATTGACTTTCCAGAACAGCTTGCCGTCCCGGTAATCAAACAGTGTGTGGAGAAACTCGCTCGTTAGTTCAGCGTCGCTAGGCACAAGCCCCCGTTCGTGTGACGGGACTAGTATAGCTCCCCAACCCGGTAAATACCGAGCCAGGGAGACTTTCGAGTAGGACTACTAGCTCAGGCGATAAGTCACAAACGTGTTGGCAGCCGTGCGTCGTGAAGCAAAGCGACCCGAGGTGCCAGTAGCAACAGATCCAGAGCCGACGATGGTGTGCGCAGTGCCAGCAAGTACACGCACCAAGCTTGGTCCTGTGTTGATCACGCTCCACTCAAAGGTGAAGTTGTCATAGGTGCCACTAAAACCAGCTTGGGTGTCGGTGCCAGTGGGCAGCGTCATGTCGGTTGCTGCTGCTGACGTGCTGGTGATAATGCCGGTTTTGAGGTTGGCAACAGTCAGCGTTGCAGTGGCATTGACGGCAGCAGGAGCTGGCTGGTCATGTGCAATTACACCGTCGTTGGTAATACGGAAACGCTCCGTCGGGCTGCTTGCTCCATCGGCGGTTGTCGATAGTACGATTCTGCCCGGCATGTCATTAGCGCCGGGGGTGCCGTCTACGGCTGCGGTGATTGATGCACCTCTAATTAAGTTTGTTCCGTCTGAACCTTCAAAAGAAATAAAACCAAGTCCATCATTAGCTTGTACAACAGTTGTACCGCCACGTGTCTTGCCAAAAGAAAGCGATGCAGTAGCATTGCCGTTTTCACGTCTTGTTAAGGAGAGGGTACTTGTATTGTTACTTGTTCCTTCTAACTGAATCTGCGGCGTGATGGTTCCTCCGAAGAAGGTGGTAGCAGCAGTAGACGTGCCAACTAACAACCTGCCGGAGCTGTCGATGCGGAGGCGTTCTTGAGCAGCGCCACCGTTAGGGTTAGTAGCAAAAGTTAAATTGTTTCCATTTTGGCCTGCGCCTGTAACAATACTACGAATATAGCTATACCGATCATCGGCATAGTCAATGCCACCATTGATAAATGTAAGCTGAACGGCTGCCGATCCACCAGTGTTTCTATTTTGAAGCACTAGCAACGATTTAGGCTCGTCCCCATCGGCGCGTGCATGGATTTTGCCTGCAGTATTTGTAGCGCTAAGGGTACCAACACCCAAGTTTCCATTGCTGTTAATGAATACTTGGCCCGTGCTATTTGTGGAAAAAGCTACTGTATTTGCTGACGGCAAATAAACACCATTTGTCGGAACAGTGCTGCTAGAAGGAATCAGCGCTGCTCCAGTGACATTACCCGTAGTAACGACATTCTGCCCGCCAAAATCAGGGCTAATCTTTGTACCAGCAATCGCGGCGCTAGCGTTTACATCCGCATTAACAATGGTGCCGTCAACAATGTTGGCACTGGCCACTGTCACGCCACTAGGTAATGCTCCAGAACCAAGCTTACTTGGAGCAATCGCAGCACTTGCATTGATATCCGCATCGACAATAGTATCATTAGCAATCATCGTGCTGGTAACACTGCCAGTGTCGCCAGTGGTAATTACAGTGCCAGTGACATTGGGGAACGTAATGGTACGATCAGCAGTAGGATTGGTCACTGCTATTGTTGTTTCAAAACTATCGTCTGAACTTCCCTCAAAAACAAGGCTGCCACTAGGGCTAATTAAAAGCTCTCCAGTTAAAGTGCCGCCAGACTTGGGCAGTGCAGCATTCGCAAGGTCATAAGCGCTCTTCACTGCAGTAGAAGACGCAATGGTGGTAGAGCTTGTAGTGCTAGTTGAATCGCTAAGCTTGCTCTGCAAACCAGCGGAAGTGATGGCCCTCACTGCGTCACTACCAGCTTGCGTTTCAGCATTAGTAGCAAGTTCAACTAAGCCAACAGTGCTAGTTGTACCAGAAGGCGTAAGATTGACAAAAGCGCTGCCAGTGTAATAATTAAGACCAGGCGTTGTCAGGCTATTGTCCACCCACAGTTCACCCGTTGAATTACCAGCGCTGCCAGCGGGACTTGCATTGGGAGCGCTAGTTCCCACATGGGCAGGGCCAACTTTCACCACATTTCCTGCGCTGTCCTTAAAGAACATTGCAGGAGTGCCAGATGCAGTGTTGATGGCGATTTGTCCATCTGCAAGCCCCGAAGCCGTGGGGCGCTTGTTAGCAGTGGACGAACGAAGATGCTTAAGAATGGAAGCCATAGCAATGGAAGCCGAGCCAAAATGGCGGCATTAACATTGCCTCATTCTAAAGCTAAGTATATTCGCCTTCGTCTATTTCAGCATTTGTGTCGTTGATAATATGATCTATGTCGGACCATGCAGTGTAATAAAAAGCTTTGCTTGTTTTTACCAACACTTGACCGTAGTCACCATAAGGAGGAATTTCTTTTCCTGCATAGACAAATTTGTCGTGCATTTACTTTCTCCTTGCATGATGATCAGTACGAACCATCATCAACAGTGCCAATGCTCATGATGCCAGTGCCAGATGCAACAACAACTTCCGAAGACCCCCTCACAATGCCAGTGGTGCTAGCCGTGGCAAGCTGCACTCTTGCCCATACAAGTTCATTAAGATCTTCCTGACTGGCCACGCCAGATGCCACTGGCGATAATGCGTTGCCATCAACTAGTACGTCTTGGTCACCAACACCAGCCACTGCGCTGCTCAAATTGACCTTAGTCCAAGATGCACCCACGCCCTGCGATAACACCCAGTTGCCAATGGAAAGGCTTTCAGTTGGCGCAGGAGCAGTACCAACGCCTGATGCAGTGACAATTAAATAGACGCCATTGTTGCTAGTGTTCGGAGCGGAAAGCGCTTGCCCAACAGTAAGCCCAGCTTCAATGCCGTAGCTATTAATGCTTTCAACTGTATTACCAGAAGCGTTATAAGTGCCACCAAAACGAAGGTTAATTTGAGTGGGGCTACCATAACCAAGGTTCAGCCAATAACCATTGGGAACAGGCGCCACTTCGCCCACCCAGATATAAGCAGAGCGGTCATTAGGATTGATCCACCATTGACCAGCAAATTCAGGAGTGGGAGCACTTTCACTGACTTGCGCAATGCCGTAATCAGCAAGTTGAGAAGCCGTGACGCTATTGTCAGCTAAAAATGCACTTCCAAATGTGCCAGTGGTAATTTTACTTGCATCAAGATTTGGAATGTCTGAAGCCGCTAATGCGGCATTAGCAGAAACAATGTGCCCTTGAGCATCAATAGTAATTGAGCCTGTATACGTTCCTGTAACGGCTGCATTGGTATGGCTAATTTCGCCAGTGCCATCCACTGATAAACCAGCGCCTGGATAAACAGCGCCTTTGTCTACGCTGGTAGCAACAGGCAGGTCTGAAGAGACAAGCGCTCTAAATGATGGGGTGCCAGTGGCCCCACTGGAAGGACCAGCAAAAACACTATTAACAGCTTGGTCATCAAGAGAACTGGTAATTGTGGCGGAGAAATTATCTGGATAGCTAACAGTGAAGGCAATGGGAGAAGAATCAACAAAGCTAATTTCACTAATTGCAGCTTGCCGCTCCCAAGAATCGCCGTCCCACGTATATTCAAAATACGTGGCAGTATCAATGTATTGCTGGCCAATGAAATCACCAGAAGCAGTTGGAGAGCCGTTTGCAACAATGGTGGATGAATTATCTCCTATTTTTGCTGCGGTGATGGCATTATCGGCTATCTTTGCCGTAGTAACAGCGCTTCCAGAAATAGCTGCCGTAACAACACTTTCGCTTCCATAGCTATCAAAAGTGAGAGAACCAGCGGCAATATTAACGCTAGTAATAACACCATTATCAATATATCCCGAGCCAACAAGGTTTAAAACGGCAAGTGAACCAAGCCCAAGATTAGTGCGAGTATCTGCTGCGCTATTACCACTTGCAATAAGACCACGCGAATAAGCAGGGAATGACGACACTGCATAAGTGTCAGCTCCCGTTAAATAAATAAGCTCATCTGCACTAGTAGAGAGCCCAGCGATGGAAGCAAGTCCAGCGTCATACGCTTGCACGTCCGTGCCAATGGCAAGACCAAGATTTGTACGGGCATCTTCTGCAGTAGACGCGCCAGTACCTCCATCGTCCACGGCAAGATCAGTGATACCAGAAATGGTGCCGCCACTAATTGCAACGCTTCCTGCATTTTGAACGGCGATATCACCAAGCCCTAAAGAAGAGCGCACTGCTGCTGCATCAGCTCCAGAAGCAATGGTGCGTCCAAATGATGAAAGCGTGGTGGAAGCTAATACTCCCGATGCAGAAGAATAAATGATTTCATCGGCTGCTGTATAACGCTCTGCCACTCCAGAAAGAACAGAGCTATATGCCTGCACGTCAGTGCCAATGGCAAGCCCAAGATTCGCTCGCGCTCCTGAAGCCGTAGACGCACCAGTGCCTCCATCGTCCACGGCAAGATCAGTGATGCCGCTGATCGTTCCTCCACTAATCGTTACATCGCCAGAGATGAAGGTGACACCGCTGATGGTGCCTCCAGAAACTACGATGCTTCCCGCGTCTTGACTGCTGAGTGTCCCAAGTGTGGGAAGTCCAGTCAGGCTTGCATAGGTGCCGCTAGTCGCCACTGGAGCAAGCCCAGTAATGCTGCTTGCTGTAATGGCAATGGTGATACCAGTGGCGGCTGTGATGACGCCCTTGCTATTAACTACAAATTGAGCAACAGTAGCCGCGTCGCCATAGGTGCCAGATGCTACGCCAGTGTCACTCAGTACGTTATTAGAGAGTTTTGTAGTGGAAGCTTGATTAAGCTTGCTTAAATCAATGAAGCTTGATGGAGATCCACTAATTCCATAATTAAAGATGTTGGCTACTGTAATCTTTTTAGTTTCAGCAGCGCTAATATCAACAATGGGCAGTTCATCTGCCTGAGAAAGATCAACAGACAGAGCATTGAGTTCAGAAATGCGAACAGCCATTGTTAATCGTCCTCTTGCAGTACGCCTAGTTCTTCAAGCGTAGATTCATTGCCAATGCTAACATCACCTTCAGTGGTTAAGTCGACAGGACTATCACCAGACCGCAATTTAAATTCTCCAGCAGTAATAAAATCAAAGCTACATTCTGCAATTTGATCAGCTCTCATTGTGAACGCCGATCTAGACAAAATGCCTTGCAGCTCATAATATACGCCTTCAAAAGTAGAATAGCCAGGTGGTTGAGGAGGGCCTGGTTCTAGGATGTAAAATTTCCCCTCAAATCGACTTCCTACTTCCACTTTTTGGATGAGTTCAGCAAGGGCAAGAGGAATTTCCTCGTTGTCCATATTTTTAAAACTGAACAAACAATCAACGCTGCCATTACCTGTAATAGCACTAGCAGAAAATCCTCTAAACTTTTCTCCCAATGCAGTGGTATCAATTGATTCGCGATCAGTGGAGATCGTAAATCCTTGTACTTCACCAAGGGTGTTATAAGCGCCAGGAAGAAGATCAATAGTGACAGGCCAAGGAGCTTCGCCTTCGGTCTTGTTTAATGGCACTGCCAAATATCTTGCATCAGGATTGGCAATAGCATCGCCAAAATTCCTGTACATGCGGATGGCGCCCATTGCATCCACATTGGCGAAAAACTCTAACGGACCAACGCTTGCACCAGGATCATCAATGTAAGTAGTATTAGCCGCGTTTGTATAAAATCGAAAAGGAAGCCCTCTTGAGCTGGTGCCATTAATCCTGATGCGATCACCAGTGGTTATTGTGCCAAAATCAAGATCAAGCCCTTGTGGCGTGCTAAGAGCGAATCTTTTTCGCCCGTAAACAATATCCGCTGGGTTAATTTGCAGATTAAATTGATGAGCGCCACCTACACGCTTAAATTCAATGCTGCCATAATGACCAGCAAAAACTGTCATTTTATTGCCTCAAAATCAAAGCCTACTAACATTAGGCTTCCATGGCACATCAAGGAACGCTCCGTCAATGGTAAAGCTGGTGTCAATAGTCACAACTTCTCCATAGCTGACGCCCATGCTCGCGCTAGTAATAAACGCATTAAACAGGAAGTTTGTTTTCCATAGCGCAGCACCGCCAACAGCTCCAGCCGTTCCACTAACACTTCCATCCACTGCAAGATTCAAGACCACGCGAGGCGCCGTGCCGCGAGGAAATAAAATATCCACCAGTTCAAAGGTGTCTTTTTGACGGTTGGCTTGATTGTCATTAATTTCGTCCTCGTAGAACAATAAAGTAGCACTTCCCTCTCCTGATGTCATGCCTGGCGAAACAGTGCGAACAGTATCTCCAAGCGCAGTGGTTTCAATGATCTCGCTATTACTAGTTAAAGACCAAGAGCGAATTTTCGCGATGCGGTATTGATCGTCAAGAATTTCTCGCTCGCTGTCTACTCCGCGAGTTGCAGTAGCATCAATCCCAACGTTAGGGCTCACGTCGATGATATTCTTTTTGTTATCAACATAAT